CTGCAGCACACCTCAGAGTGAAAGGAGCTTTTCCATTCTCTCTAAAACAGTTACCCTTGAAGGTAACAGCTGTATAGATGGCAGCTCTCGATTTGAGACTGCCTCAGGGACTCCTGACAAACCTCCTAAGTCTTTGAGGAAGACTAGGAATGTCGCCACAAGATCCTTCGGTAGGATTTTGAGGAGGACCGACCTGACCTTCTCGTCGAAGGTCGAGATAATCCCAAGGACAGTGGAAAAATCCACATGCTCTTGAGGATTAACTAAGTGGTGTGTACCATATACATTATGGTTAACAACACTAGATAGGCCCATCAGGGAGCCAACCACGTTATCATTCGGACTGAATAGAGCATTTGTAATCTCAGTCATCATTTTCAGGTTTGAGCCTGGAAATGAAAAATTGAGACCATAAGGTAGAACACAATGTTTCACCTTATCAAATACCCTACGTTGTCTGTTGGATAACAATGATCGGCTGCGACAGCCCAATTGACGACAGATATCAAGGAAATTGTCGTTACTAATTTCCCGCCATTTCATCTGAGGTATAACCTGAGATGAAGTGACGATCTTTCCTGCAAACTCGCAAAAGTTTGCACTAGAGATTGATTTCTCTCTAGAATATGGGCAGTTCATTTGTTCGAGTAGCTTAATGTAGCGATTATACAGTTCATCCGAAAGGATAACTACATCATCGCCCACCACAAAGAATGTATCATTGTGCTGGCATCCATTAAGATACCACAGGAGTAATCCATGTGACAAAGTAAAGACGGCAAAACTTGGGTATAAGCCCAAGGGTTGTCCTCTCTTCCAAGTCAATTCAAATGGGAGGTTTCCCTCACCATTTGTACGCCAAGATGCTCTACTGATCTCCTCAAAGAGGCGAACAGAAGAAACATCGCCATAGATTGCTTTTAAGACAGTCATCTGTATTTCCAACGGGAAATAATCAGTTGCTGAACTTAAATCAACACTATGAATAGTGTGACCTAGGGACAAATGAGTCTGGAGACACGAGAATGGCTTTGATTGATTATGTGTACAATCCCAAGGTAGGGTTGACACAAGGCTGTAGAGCGAATCACCAAATGGCTTCAAGGCCAATTGATGAACAAGGTGAGGGGAAGCTACGGAACGTAGCTTTCCACCAACCTCTTGGAGAAAATGAATTTCTCCACCCTCAACAGTGCCACCGGAAGACTTCTGACCATACCACACCCGAAAGCCCCTAAGGGCATCAAGGTATTTGGTTAACCCTTTTAATACTGGACCATAAAGGTCTTCGTATTCAAAGAATAACCAAGCATGGGCAGGGTCGAGGAAGTAATTAGCATTAGCTAATACATCTTCATTTTGCTTTCTAGATATAGGACGGTTCTCCGAAAAGAACCAATCCCGCCAAAGTAAATTTGGCTTAAATTTAGAAGGCGAACCCCGGTAGGTCAAGAGTGAAATCTCTTGATCTCTATCAATCAAACGCTTCGAAAAGTTCTGTCTGATTGATCTGCCAAGATCTTTCAGAAGCTTAACTTGGAGCTTTGCTGGCTCTGAGTTGATCGCTGTTTGGAATTTCTTTATTTGAGTTTGGGTCAATGACTCAAACTTAAATGAAGTATAGATCTGAAAAGCTTGTATGGCTCTTTTGAAGCCATCTTCACTTTTAAGACCAAATCTAAACAGAGAACCAAGAACACCAAAAATATGTCCTTTTCTATTCTTACGAATAGGAGTTAACATATTTTGGCCATTCCTTAAGCGGAGTAGATCAACTTTTAGGGATTTCAACCTAGAAATTGTCCACTCAACTCCAGAACAACGAACCCATTTCATAACCAATAAAGGTAAACCTTTAATGATATGATTGGGAACTCCGATCACAAAGAGGCGGTGTTGCATTCCCTCATGAAACTGAACCGAAAGGTTCGGCATGTGGTCTCCTTATAGAGATTCCATGTGTTACATGACGGAAACGCTCCGCCAATGGAATAGGTTGGCTCCATTACTTGTCAATTTGGAATGCAGGTACTACGAATCTCACTATAAATGTGATAATCGCAGCACCGATTACCAAGAACCAGAAAATGGTTTTTCGCTTATCATCGTTGCTCTTATGAGCAAGGAATGATTCTGGCGTAGTAATGAGATTATGTTTCAAAAGGATTTTCATCCATTTGGCATTTTCTAATTCCAACACATCAATTCTTTCCTTGGCTTGTTTCAAGTCAGCACAGGCAACAAGTGCCTTTTGTGACATTGATACTAAGTCATCAGGATAAGTTTGGTCCTGTTGGACATTACTAAGATGCTTGATCAGGTCTGATTTCCTCTTAGAGGAAGGCAACCTTTCAGCAGCGCGCAGAGTATCTTGCAGCCATTGAAGGCTCAAGAATTCTTCGTCCAACCATTTAAGGTTTTCGGGAAGCAGTGTTTGCGGGATATCATCTTTATGATGACGGTCCATAAATACCTCCTTTCTAATTGATAGTGA